GCTTTATTTACACAAAGATTTATTGGTCCACCATTTACATTTGGTTTTGCACAGGTAGGTACAAACTGTGGATTGATAGGACAGAACGCAGCTGTTGAAGTAGACGGCGCTGCATACTGGTTTTCAGAAAATGGCTTCTTTAAATATGCTGGTGCGCTTCAATCATTACCATGTTTAGTAGAAGATTTTGTTTTTGATGATTTGAATACAACAGCTAATCAACTTATCAACGCTGGATTAAATAATTTGTTTGGAGAGATTAATTGGTTTTATGCTTCTTCAGGATCTACTGTTATAAATAGAGTTGTAACTTACAATTATTTTGAATCAACACCGCAAAGACCAATATGGACAACAGGCACGTTAGATAGAACAACGTGGCAAGACTCTGCTGTTTTTGGTAAACCTCATGCTACAGACTATGATGCTGACTCCAACAACTCTTACGACGTCGTGGGTAATACAGATGGTTGTACAATATATTACGAACACGAAACTGGCACAGATCAAGTTACATCCACAGCAACAACAGCTGTAACCTCAAACATACAGTCTGGAGACTTTGATATAAGTCAAGGTGGTGATGGTGAGTTCTTTGCAAAGATTAGAAGATTTATCCCTGACTTTTTATCACAAACAGGTAACACACAAATAACATTAAATTTAAGGAATTTTCCAAATAACACAGAAGCAAGTTCAGCTCTTGGTCCTTTTACAATTACTTCATCAACAGAAAAAGTTGATACGAGAGCTAGAGCAAGAGCAGTGTCTTTAAAAGTTGCAAATACAGCTGCAGCGCAAAGTTGGAAACTTGGTGGATTTAGATTAGATATACAACCAGATGGAAGAAGATAATGGCAAAGATAGTACAAGTATTAACAAGACCTAGTAAAGAATATAGACAAGACGTAGCTGATGCACAAGTTAGAGATCTTGATGCCATTGTGCAAAAATTAAATACAACATATCAACAAGAATTAAAGGATGAGGTAGAAGCTGAAAACTTCTTTTTAAATTAATGTCAAATAGTTTCGTAAACGCAAAAGTAGATCTAACATCAACAGACAACACTACGCTATATACAACACCAACGGCAAACGTATCTTTGGTTAAATCTTTATTAGTATCTAATGACTCAGGATCTAGCTGTAATCTTGATGTTACATTAACTGATTCTTCTGGTAACGTCTTTAGTTTATTTAAGACAAAAGCCGTAGCATCTAATACAACAACCGAACTTTTAACTCATCCTCTTGTGGTAGAAGAAAGTGAGATATTAAAGGTACAAGCTAGTGACGCGAATGAGCTGCACGTTATAGCTTCTATATTACAAATACAGCCAAGAGAGGTAACTACATAATGTTAGAAATAAAACCAAAAGAAATAATAGAGACTATATCTAATTTAAAAACTGGCGAAATATATAAAGATGATAAGGAATGGAAGGCAAAAGGAGTGCCAGAAAAGGACATTCGAAGAGATCTTAAACTAATTATGCCAAGTCTTGATTTATTCTCAAAAACCAAGTAGATTGAGGATTACAGGATATCAAAGCCTGCCAATAAGGATTTAATTAAATTATGCCAATAACACGAGGACAGATGAAAAGACAATTATACATGCGCGGTGGCATTATGGATATCGTGCCTAGAGAACAAGCTTTACTAGGCGGTATTAAAAAAGCCGCTAAAAAAGCTGTTAAAGGCGTAAAGAAGATTGCAAAATCTCCGATAGGTAAAGCTGCATTATTATATGCAGGCACAGCAGGACTTGGAGCTTTAGGCGCAAAACTTGGAAGCGGAGTTACTGGATCTGGTTTTGGATTATTGAAACCAGGTAATGTTTTAGCTAATCTAGGAGCATCAAAAGCTTTTCTAGCAGATAAATTTTTAGGACCACAAATGGTAGATACTGGAGGTGAAGTTTTTAGAAAAGGCACTCCATTTTCAAAATTTCTAGGTATAGGTGATGGTAAAATGGGCAACATAGGTAAACTAGCAACATTAGGTGTGGTATCTACTTTTTTAACAAAAACACTTGGTATGCCAGAAGAACAAGCTGAAGCAGAATTAGCTAGAGATCCATCAAAATATTTAGAACTATATTATAGAAATTTAAATCCAAACGCAACAGAAGAAGAAGTAATAGAATTTGTTACAACAAACACATCTGAGTATGCCGCAGGTGGTAGAGTAGGTTTTGCAAACGGAGATGAGGTTATAGAAGAAGAGGGATTACCAATGTTAAGAACTATGCCAGAGTTTAAAGGTGATGAAGTTAGACCAGTAGATATGATGATGGCAGGTCCAGTATTACCACCAGATCCAACACAACCTGTAAATCCTTTTGGACCAAAACCAGGAGACTTTGGTATTGAAGAAGACATACCAATAAAAATGGCATCTAATCTAGAGAACGATAAAATATTAGAAGCTCTGTTTGAAAAATACTTAGACATGGGATTATCTCCAAAAGATGCTGCAAAAGCAGCACAAGAAGAATTTGATAGAATGAGTAAAAGAAAAATGGAATCAACAAGAGGTGTAGCCGCTTTAGGTGGTAGAATAGGTTTTGATGAAGGGACTGATGAAAAAATTAAAATGATAAAAGATATGCTTTCAAGAGGAGCAGACGATGATACGATTATGACTATCACTGGAGCATCACAAGCAGAAATTGATCAAATTAAAAATTCTAAGGCTATGGGTGGTAGAATGGGTTTTGATAAAGGCACAAAGAAAAGAGGATTACAATCACTTATGGAAGAGGAACAAAGATTACCCTCAATATTAGATGAACTTGATGATGACGATGACTATGGTGACAAGATTGTAATTTTAACTTACGATAAATTTGGTAGAAGCCAGTTAAAACTGGTGCCAAAATCTGAAGCAATGCCGGAAGGAGCTGTAGACATTCCTAGAAGAGGGAAAGCCAAAGGCGATACTGCAAGCATGAATGCCATGCAAGCGGCGGGCGTCGAGGGACTACCTGTTAGACAAAATCCAAAAGGTGTTAAGGAGCTAGATCTTAGAAAAACTGGTGGATTTATACCACCTGTTGGTATAAAAGAAAAAGCAGATGATATCCCAGCGATGTTATCTAATAATGAGTTTGTATTTACAGCAGATGCTGTTAGAGGTGCTGGTGGCGGAGATGTTAATTTAGGAGCACAAAGAATGTACGACACTATGAAAAGATTAGAAGCAGGAGGAAAAGCATAATGGCTGAAGTAGTAAGAACAGCCCCAGCAGAGTTTATAGAAGCGGGTGCAAAAACATTTTTAGACGATCTAACAAAAGCGATAGGCACATTTAAAACCACAGATCTCTCTACTATTATGGGTCCACAGTTTGTTGCTGGACCTGGTGCATTAACAACACAAGCAGAAGCATTAGCTCCTGGTCTTGGTGGCTTTCAACCTTTCTTACAACAAGCACAACAATTAAGAGGCCCTACTGCTTTTCAAGCATACATGTCTCCTTTTCAACAAGATGTTATTGACACCACACTGGCAGAGTTTGATAGGCAAGCAGCAAAAGGTTTACCTGCGTTAGCAGCTCAAGCTGTCGGCGCTGGAGCTTTTGGTGGAGGACGAGAAGGTGTACAAAGAGCAGAATTTCAAGCGCAATCAGATAGAAACAGAGCAGCGTTACAAGCCCAACTATTAAGTCAAGGATTTGCACAGGCACAAAATTTAGCAGCTGCAGACTTTGGAAGAAATTTACAATTAGCACAACAAACACCTGCATTGCTAGGTCAACAGATCTCTGCACTAACAGGTTTAGGCGCGCAGCAAGCGGCGAGAGCACAACAAGATTTAACAGCCAGACAACAACTTGCATCAAGACAAGCGTTACAACCATTAGAAGCAGCGCAACAATTTGGTTCTGGTGTTACACAATTAATCGCCGGATATCCTGGTAGAGAAAACATTTTACCACCTGCAGCTACACCATCACCATTAGCTACAGGACTTGGAACAGCATCAACACTAGCTGGTATTTACAGATTAATTAATCCACAACAACAACAAATTAAGCTAGTACAATAATGAGTGTAACTTTAAAAAGACCAATGTTTAGAAAAGGCGGAGAAGTCATGGAAGGTATTATGACTGGTATCAAGCCTAGAAAAATGTTTTCTCTTGGAACAGAGGATCAAACTATAGTAGATGACGTAAGACGTAGAATGAATTTAATTGATGTTGTAGCTGGTGGAGGAAGTGCTATAACAGATCCATTAACACAGTTTTTATTACAGACAGGTCAAAATTTAATAGGTGGTGAATCAGCGGGTGGCACTAAATTACAAGAAATTGTGGGTGCAACTAAAAAACCTTTAGCCGCTTCTATTAAAGCTCAACAATTAAAAGACGCACAAAACAGAAAATTAGCTACAACTTTAATATCTAAAACAGGTGCAGGCAATTTTGATAAAGCGTTTAGAGAATATGGTCAGTATATGATAAATCCTAAAACAGGGAAAGCATACACTAAAGAAGAATTTAGACCTGTATATGGATCAACACAAATATATAGAAAGGGCATGAGTCCTGCAGAGCGAGCAGAAAAAAGATCGGAAACTAGAAGAGAGACTCTTGCTAAGAAAAAGAACATATTTCAACAACAAGAATATAATACTTTACAATTAAACCGTATTGATAAAGCAGAAGAAAAAATATTACAAAATGAAAATTTATACAACATTATGGATATAAACAATCCTTATATTTCAAGTGAAGATTACAAAGTGGGTGCGCCTCTTAAAGTAAAAAACCCTGAGGGTAAAACAGAAGAACTTAAAGTCTTTGTGCCAGATGACAAAGAAGATTTTTTTCCAAATAAAGTATATTATTTATTTGATAATGATGTATTTGTTAGATACGACGAAAAAAACAACAGGCTAGTCGAACTGCCTAAAGTTTAGAAAGGAGTTTAGATGTCTGATACATTCAAACTACCAGAAGGCTACACTCTAATAGAAGAAGATACATTAGAAGAAGAAAAAGTTGACGAAGTAGTCAAAGATAAAGACCTAAACTTACAAGAAACAACAGAGGAAGAGCCTGTTGGTTTAGATGTTTTAAAAGAAAAAGGCATTATCTCAGAATCCAGTATTACAGGAAGTCCTACTGAAGAAATGATCAGAGGTATCAGTAAGATTGTAGATAAAGTACAAGGTAAAGAAATAGAAGAGGATGTGTCTCTTGTAGAATCTTTAATAGGTGCAGGTGTAAGTGCCGGTATAAAAATACCAAAAGGTCTAGTTACGTTTGGAACTTTGCTGTTTGATATTTTTCAAGAAGAAGGCATACCTTATGATGAAACATTAACAGGTAGATTAACCGAGGCTTTTGAGCAAACAACATTAGGTAAAATAGAAAAAGCATCATCAGAAGTTGCAGCAGAAACAGCTGCTGGTAAAATTACAGAAGCTATTGGTCAGTTATATGGTGCAGGTAAAATAGCACAAAAGACGGCTATACCTGTCATAGAAAAAACATCCCAGAAAGTTAGACAATTAGTAAGTGCTATAAAAAGCGGTAGATATGTTAAAACCACAAACAATATAAACGCAGCAAGAGCTGTTAAAAAAGCAAATGATTTAAACAAAATAACAGGTAAAGATAAATTTATAGCCATTGCTGTTGGTGGAGGAGTTGGTGGTGGTTTCATAGTATCTGATGTAGAAAAGATTGGTACGTTTGGTGATTGGGATTTTTTAGATTTTTTACCAACAGGATTAGATAGAAATCAAAGAGAACAAGGCGCTGAAGATGCACAAAGACAATTGTTAAATAGATTAAAGTTTGGTGCAGAATTAGGATTTCCTATTATACCAGCTGTGGTAGGCACAGGTAAGATTGGTAAACTTATTTTACAAAAAGGTAAAGATCTTGCATACAGTGATAGTATGCTAGAGAGATGGGTAGATAGATTTGTAGGTCGACCTTTTAGATCTAGAAGTAATAAGACTCAAGAATTATTTGATGGTATACAAAAATTAGAAGGTAAAAAATCTGCTATAAAAGTATTAGCAAAAGACGCCGCTTTAGACTTTGATGATACGATAAGAGCCATATCAAAAGAAACGAGTGGCGCGGCGCAAGCATTAAAAGATCCAGATGCTATGTCAAAACTTATATCTGAGTTTATGTTTAAATCTACGGATGATGTTGTAAAAGGCAAGTCAATAGCTTTTCCTGGTTTTTCTAACAAAGCTTTAAAAACATTCAGAGAATCTATGGATAAATTAGGTGTATCTAAAAAATCTGTTAAAAAAATAATTGATGATTCTACAGCTTTTAGAAACACTACAGCAGGATTAAAATCATTAATTAGTGCAAGTAAAAACGTTACAGTTGGCACAGAAAAATTAAACAAAATATTAAATGAAAGAATAAAAAATCAACTTACTGTGGATTATAAAATTATAGATGACAACAGAGGTTTATTTAATGGATATAGACCAACAGCTGAAAGCATAAAAGAAGTTGCACAGATCTTGCAAAAATATGCAAGAGCAAATAACAAAACTTTAGATGATGCTACTGCTAATAAATTAGTGACTGATATAACTAAAAATGCATTTAAAGATAAAACAACAGGTGCTTTGGTATTTGATATTGGAGAACAAAGCGCATTATCAGATAAATTAGTGCAAAGAGTTAACATGGGTAAATATATTACTACAGGTAAATTTAAACCTGATGGTAAAGGTGGATTAATACAATCAGTATCTGATCTTAACGCATTTAAAACATTATTTGGTGAGTATAGAAATGCACAAAAAGGTATCTATGCTGTAGCATCTGAATTAGGTGAGACTATTGCAAGAGATAAATTTTATCAAACCCTACTAGATGACAGTAACAGAATAGCTGCAGCTATAAAGCAAGGTAATCCTGATGTTATCAGAGGTCAAATAGGTAGACCTATATTTTTTAAAAATTACAACGATGCTGTTGCAAACTTACCTAATCAAGAAATAACAAAAGTACCATTAAGTTTAAAAACAGCCTTACCTGATACTATTTATAAAAGCCCGTTAGATGGATACCTTACAACAGTTCCTTATGCTGAAGCTATCAGAGTGGGTGATGCTGTAGTTGGTAGTGCACTTACCAGAAGTGCGATCTATAGAGCTTTGATGTTAATACCAAAAGGTTTATCACAAGCTGCCAAAACCATTTTGGGTCCTTTTACACACGCTAGAAACTTTTTTTCTTCTATGTTTACAACAATACATAGAGGAAACATTCTAATACCACCTGGAAAAATTGTAGAGTTTTTAAATAAGTCTAGAAGATCTGTGCAACCACAATTGTTATACAGAATGACAGGTAACCCTAAATTTAGAAACGCACCTGCAGATCAAGCGTTATACAGATTTTTATTAGAAGAAGGTGTTACTAACCAAAACATTGTAGCCAGAGAACTCGAAGGTATTTTTTCTGATATTACGCAATTAAGAACAGCTAACATGACAACGGATAAGTGGTTTAATAAAATATTAAACACAGGCACACGTAAATTTAAAAGACTGTATGACGTTGCACAAGATTTATATACAGCAGAAGATGACTTGTTTAGAGTGTATAATTTTTTAGCTGAGTTTTATAAATTAGATAATGCATTCAATGTTGCAATTAAAAAAGGTATTAAAGATATAAATGGTAAAGCAGTAACACAAGCAACTAAACCAGCAGATCTTGAATTAATGAAAGAAGCAGCACAGATTGTAAGAGAAACTGTACCAAACTAC